ATGTGCTGGTTAAATTCCTTGGCGGAGTCCTCGTCAAATTTATTGACGCGAATGATGATGGGAGGAGCGCGAAGTTCGCATTCCTTGATGAGGGGAGAGACGCGTGTGATGATATTCATGTAGTTATTATACCTGCGAGTGAGCTAATTTATTACGAGCACTTGCTACTACCACAAGATTGGCATGTCAAACAACCCTCCATGTAGAAGACCTGGTCGCTACCGCACTCCTTGCATTTCTTTTCTGACGTCGACTTTGTTCCGTCTGGGATGTATCCCTTAAGGACGCGTGCGATGCAACGTGCGAAAGCAAACATATCTGAGTCTTTGTCTTTCTGGAGTTGGTCGACCACAAAGTTGGCTGGTACACCGTGTCGTAGCGCGAGAGAAATTGTTCTGCTAAATGCGCCCTGTGTTGGGTTGGCAAAGAGATTAACAACATCACGGAACAGAATCTCATCGTCGCCGCCGACAGGAACACGAAGGTTGTAGGTTGCAATACCATTGACCTTACCGTTCTTAATGAGTGTTCCTGTCTTTGTCTTCTTCGGAACCTCGATATGGTTTGCAAGTCCACTGAAGACTTCATATGGTGTGCCGTCCTTGAGACCAACGAGAACCATCCAGGACTGCGTCTTGCCTGTCTCATCCTTGACATTGACACGGTGGATATCGCAAGGTAGCTCTTTGGGGCGTGTCGGACGTGTGTCAGATGTCTTTGTCTTCTCTTCCTTTTTATCATCTGTAGCGACAAGGACACCTGTTCTGCAACCGTCACGATAGACTGTGAAACCCTTGCATCCTGTCTTCCATGCCTTCATATAGACATTATTGACAGTCTCTCGAGTCGCAGAATTTGGAAGGTTACAGGTCTTACTAATGCTATGATCAATCCATTCTTGTGCGACAGCTTGAATCTCGACCGATTTTGTCCAATCGATATCATTCGCAGTTCCACCCCAGTATGGGCTTTCTTTGGGATCAGTCTTGCCGGTGACATCCATCCACTTCTTGAACCAATGGTGATAGACCGTGTACTCCTGCCACTTGTCACCCATTGGATCAACATAGTCAGCAGTAGACTTTGTGTCGCCTTGTGTAATCTTGCGCCGGCGCTTGTAGGAGAGGAGGAAGGCAGGCTCAATGCCCGACGTCGTCTGTGTGAGGCAGGAGATCGATCCGACAGGTGCCGTTGTGGTGAGTGCGATGTTGCGTCGTCCCGTGCCCTTCCACATGTCTGTGTACTCACCGTTACATGCAGAAATTACCTTTTGCAAATAGGTGTGATCCTTCTCCTTCTCGTAATCGAAGACTGGGAACGAGCCGCGCTCCTTTGCCATGATGAGAGAGGAGCGATGGGCACCGACAGCAAGCGCCTTATAGATCGCTCCTGTGATATCGATAGAGTAACCGTCGCCATAGCGTGCGCCGAGAGCAGCGATGGTGTCGCCAAGACCTGTCACACCAAGCCCTGTGCGGCGTCCGTTAAGACCTGCTGCGCGAATCTTGTTCCACAAATCGCGCTCGATTCTCTTTACTGCTTCAGGTTGTGGGTCTTTCTCGATCTTTTCAAGGATCTTATCCACACACTCTATCTCAAGGTCTACAAGATCGTCCATGAGACGCTGTGCCTTCATGACGACGTCATTGAATTGATCAAAATTAAACCGAGCGTTATCTGTGAACGGGTCCATGACAAATGAAGTTAAATTGACGACCATTAGGCGACAACTGTCGTATGGGCTGAGTGGGATCTCGCCGCATGGGTTCGTGGAAATCGTCTTGTATCCGACATCTCGATATCGGTCAACGATTCCCTGGTTGACTACAGTATCCCAGAAGAGTGCGCCTGGTTCAGCCGATGTCCAAGCAGCATCGACAAACTTATCCCAGACCTGCTTCGCATCAACCATCTTGACGATCTCAGCATCCTCAGGACGAGCCTCAACCGGCCAGCGAAGGCAGAAGCCTGTGTTACCTTCCACTGCCTGCATAAACTCGTCAGTGAAGCGGATGGAGATGTTAGCACCCGTCACCTTCTTTAGGTCACGCTTGATGTCGATGAAGGTCTCGATCTCAGGATGACGACAGTCAATGGTGAGCATGAGCGCACCGCGACGACCACCCTGCGCGACCTCACGGGTGGAGTTGCTGAAGCGCTCCATGAAGACGCCGATGCCATCGGTGGTGCGTGCTGCGTTGGTGGTGGGCTGTCCCTTTGGTCGAATGTTCGACACATCCATACCAACACCTCCGCGGCGTTTCATGATCTGCACCTGCTCCTGGTCTGCGAACAGAATACCACCGTAAGAATCGTGAGGTTGGTCAATGACAAAACAATTTGACAGCGACTGAAGCTGGTATGGATTACCGATACCTGAGAGGGGTGACCCCTGTGGAACGACTTTCTTGAAGCCGTCTAGTAGGCCGAAGATCTCATCTTCTGTCATCGGGTTTGGGTATTTAGCCTCCACCCTTGCAAATTCCTTTGCCAGACGACGAAATGTGTCTGTGGGTAGTGTTTCAAGCCGTTCTCCATCAACATCACGCAATGCGTATTTGTTGAAAACATCGGCAGCAAGATCATCACCGCCGAAATACTCGACGACTCTATCGTTCAAAGACATGATAAGACTCCAACATTAAAATACCTTCATTTTACTTAGCGTTAACTTCGTCCCATTTTTCTTTGAGAAGCTTTTTCATTCCGTGTCCATCAGATTTGATGGCATCATCTAACGTCATTTCATTAGAATCCGTTAACCTAAATTTAGACATTGAAGTATCAATTTGCATAGGGTAGAGCATGCCATCGCGGCCGGCACGATTTTTTGCCACAAAGATACGTCCGGCACCTGTTGCTTTTTCATTTGGTTTACGGGAGATTGAAAGAACGACGTCAGCAACCATTGCTTTACCGTAAGCCTCAGACATGTTCTCGAGACCCACAATTTCTGAATTTGATGCTTCACGATTTGCCTGCGATGCTGTCCAGATTGGAACATTGAGATCCATTGCTACATTACGCAACTCTTCATAAACTAACTTCAGTTCGTGTCGAAGTGAATCAAACCTACGTGATGACTTCATAATGTCTGCGTAATCGATCACGATGACACTCGGCACGAAAGATTTAAGCAGAAGCTTCTCAATATGATTACGCAAAGTCTGAACTGATGCAGTACCTGTTGGATATTCCTTGATAATCAGGCGGCCTAAAGTGTTATTCTTATAGAATTCTAGCACTTCTTCCTTACGATCAATTACGTCGCTGCTTGGAATATTGCAGAGATTAGAGTCATAACGAAGTCCAACAGCTGTCTCAGATAGCTCAAAGGTATAGTGAACGACATTTTTGCCTGCACGAAGAGCCTCCGCGCCCATCTGGACAAGAAAGTGTGACTTACCGACACCTGTCGGTGCAACAACTACACCTAACTCACCTCTGCCTAAACCGCCGTTTAAGACATCTTGCGCATCAATTTGAGGAAGTCCTGTTGGGCATGTCAAACGACGTGTTCTAATAAACCTTGCCTCAGAATCCACAAAGAAGTCATGACCAATTGCAGCAGGTGTGCCTGCTGCCAAAGCATTCTTCATAAGGTCAACGACAGAGTCAATGTTGTCTGTTGCAATAAGCTCAACAGCTTTTTCAAGCGCTTCCCGCATCGCTTGCTTTTTGCAAAAATCCAAAGACTTGTCTTTAACAAATTGCAGGTCACCCATGTCTGGGTTGACACGAATCCGTTGGAGAAATTCCACGATCTGGTCGCGAAGAATCGTGTCTTTACCCTCTTTAAGGTCGTCACGAATGATTGTGACAAGGAGATTAAGAGTAGGAAAGTCTTTGTACTTCTGGTGATAACCAAAATATGACTTGCAAAGATACTGCAGATACTTTAGATCAAAGTATTCTGGAGTCATGATCTCTGTCATCTGTGTTGCCCAAGACCTGTCTGTCAACAGGCCTTGAAAGATCTTTTCCTGAAAGCTTTTACCGTACTGACTGAAGTGTGCGGTCCCCGACACTTTATGCTCCGATGTGACTAAATGTGTAGAAAATCAAGTCTGCATTAAATGTTTGAATGCCTAGCTTTAATAGCTGTCGTATGAATCCTATCTTGTCTCGATCAGTCTTACAACCTGTGCACTGGTCTTGGATCTTTTTAATCTGTGTGCCTGACAGGATTCCCGTGTCAAGATGCACAAGCTTCCAGTTCCTGCGGATGATTGATTCGTTGGCAATAATCTCTCCAGGCGCCTTGACCTTAGAATTTACGGCAAGCTCTCGAGCCTCATTTAAAAAATCATCTAGCATAACTGGTTTTGCGTCTGTTAAACTAGAAAATCGCTTAGATAGGGTTTTAAACTTAACACCTGAAATTCCTGGAATGTTATCTGAAGGATCTCCGCAAACAGACTTTGCGAGAGCAAAATTATTAGGATGGATTGAGAACCGTTCTAGGACATCTTGAATCTGTATAATCTTCTTGGATGTTGGAGAGTAGATGACTGTCTTGTCAGACACAAGCTGGTAGTAGTCTTTGTCTGAAGAGAGAATAACATGCAGGTCATCGGGATGTTCGTATCTGCAGATATATGCGATGACATCATCAGCTTCGCAATCAGGCACATATAGTTGGTTGATAGGCAGCATCTTTAGAAGACCGACCAACATCTTGATCTGGTTGTCATGATCAGAGACTGTGGTTTTGATCTCATCTGCATATATTCGATTCAAGCGTTCAGGTCTACGATGTGCCTTGTAATCCGGAAAAATATCACGACGCCGGGAAGAACCGCCGCCTTCCCACACGACATACACCTTGTGAGGCTTAAACCTCTGCACAATGGCATTAAGGTCGTATAGAGAGCCGACGATTCCTCCCACGTGGTTGCCATTTGAACCCATTGCTGGGTTGGCAGTGAAGTGGCGAAGGAATAGATTGAGTCCATCAACTAGAAGGACAGTTCCTTCGCCTTGCATCACTCAGACTCCTCTTCTGCAGTCTCAAAATTAGTAGGATCGTCCTTCGACCTCACCATAACTGCCTCAATAAGATCGTCAAGATACTCCCTGTAGTCAGGATTTTTGAGTAGATCTCCAAACTCTGACTTGTAGAACTTCTTCTCGACGATCGTTCTTCCTTCGACTGCATCTGTCACAGTAAAGACCTTCCACTGAGTTGTTCCTGACACACAGATGATCTTTCCATTGATCTCGCGCTCGCCGGCTTCACGTAAGACATCAAAGATTTCCTCATGTTCCACAATGCCTTTGCCGAAGTGGATCTGAAAATTAGCAGTCCTGAATGGTGGTGCGACTTTATTCTTGACTGTCTTTGCTGAGACGTTGATTCCGATGATATCGCCATTCTTGTTTTGGATCTGTTGACCTGCTCCAAGCTTGATGCGAGTTGACGCGTGGAATGGAATAGCCATGCCGCCCGGGACTGTCATTGGGTCTCCATGCAGAACTCCAATCTTTGTCCTGATCTGGTTTAGACAGATCATGAGGACAGACTGATCGCCAATGACGCCTGTGATCTTTCTCATGCCCTTGGAAATTGCTCGGGCCTGAAGACCGATCGTCTCCTTGTCGTA